GAACAAGCCGGTGTCGTCACCGAAGCTGGCCTACACGCAGCCTTCGATAACAAGATTGCAAAACTAAAACGGTGGTCTAAAATTTATGGGTAAGATCAAAGTCAGTGAGCTGTTTTATTCAATACAGGGCGAAGGTCGATACATGGGGGTGCCCAGCGTATTCTTAAGAACTTTTGGCTGCAATTTTCGTTGCCGGGGCTTTGGGCGAGACCAAACTACTATCCCCGCTGATGAAGCAATGAATCCCGAAGTAGCTCATGTACTGGGATTGAACACGCTAAACCCCTATGCTACTTATGGTGAACTGCCGCTAGTAACTACAGGATGCGATACATATGCGGCAATTTATCCCGAGTTTCGGCATCTTAGTCCACTGTTAACTACAGATGCACTAGCTGATGCTGTTGTAGACTTGCTGCCGCATCGAGCGTGGCGTGACGAGCATTTGGTCATTACTGGCGGAGAGCCATTGTTGGGCTGGCAACGCAGTTATCCTGAACTGTTACAGCATAGCAAAATGGCAGAACTAAAAGAGATCACATTTGAAACAAATGGCACACAAAGGATCTCAGACGAGTTACACGACTACTTGTTTGTTGAATGGACTAGGCACGGTAGGGACTATGACCAATTGACGTTTAGTGTTAGCCCTAAACTGAGTGTGAGTGGAGAAACATGGGCAGATGCTATTTGTCCCGACATCGTTGCACAATATCAAATCCTAGGGTATACTTACTTGAAGTTTGTTGTTGCTACAGAGGCTGATGCTGCGGAAGCTGAACAAGCAGTTAGTGAATATCGTGCTGCCGGATTTGGTGGGCATGTTTATTTGATGCCAGTGGGCGGAGTTGAAAGTGTTTATGCACTAAACAATCGGCGTGTTGCTGAACTGGCTATGGCGCGTGGATGGCGCTACAGTGATCGACTTCAAGTTCCCCTCTTTAAGAATCAATGGGGTACGTGATGTTTGACTCACTAAAGAATCTTTTTACTAAAAAAGAATTGTCGCCTAAAGAAGTTGCTACTACCAAAGGGGAGCCATGGGTCAATATACTCAAAGTTGACTTAGACCCAGCAAATCCCGGACAAGGCAGTTTTGAATTAGATTGGAACGAACATTTTATTAATTGGTTAAAACGCAGTGGATTTCAAGGATCCAGTGACGAGGCTATTGTGGATCAGTGGTTTCAAACTGTTTGTCACTACGTCGCTATAGAAACTTGGGAACAATATGACCCCAACCAACCCCGAGTACAACGTCGTCGAGTAGACGACAAACGCAGTGAATATCGTTAAAATGAACAAAAAATACATCGTAGTGGACCTAGCAAATACTTTTTTTCGAGCTAGGCATTCGGTAAATCGACAAAGCGACATCAGTGAGCGTTGTGGATTTGCAATTCACACTACGCTTGCATCTATACAAAAAGTTTGTCGTGAGCAAAATGCAGATCACACTGTGCTCTGTTTAGAAGGACGTAGCTGGCGTAAAGACTATTACAAGCCCTACAAGGCCAATCGCAGTGAAGCTAGAGCTGCTATGTCAGTGCGCGATGCTGAAGAAGATCGTGCTTTTTGGGACACATACGATCAGTTGACTGAATTTTTTAAAAACAAGACCAATTGCACTGTACTACAGCATTCGAGACTAGAAGCAGATGATCTCATTGCCGGATGGGTGCAAACTCGCCCCGACGACCAACATGTTATTGTCAGTACCGACAGTGACTATATTCAGTTACTATCTGCTAATGTCAGCATCTACAACGGTGTGAACAAAGAACTAATCACTGTTGGCGGAGTATTTAATGATCGTGGGCGAGCAGTAGTTGACAAGAAAACCACTGTTGCTAAAGTCGCACCTGAGCCCGAATGGGCCTTGTTTGAAAAATGCATGCGAGGCGACAGCAGTGACAATGTGTTTAGTGCTTTTCCCGGAGTAAGAGTCAAGTCCTCTAAGAAAAGTGTTGGTCTTGAAGAAGCATTCCGTGATCGACATGCACGTGGATACGCATGGAATAATTTGATGCTGCAACGGTGGGTTGATCACGACGGAGTTGAGCATCGTGTGCTGGATGACTATCAACGTAATCGCACACTGGTTGACCTCTCGGCCCAACCACAAGAAATACGAGACATTATTGTTGAAACAATCGAATCTGCGCAGGCAAAAAGCGTTCCTATGATTGGCACTGAGTTTTTACGCTTTTGTGGCCGGCATGAACTGGTCAAATTAAGCGAGCAATCCTCGTACTATGTTGATATTCTAACTCGAACACTACTATGACAACAAAAATAGCAAAACCAGTATTAAAAAACAAATCGTGGTTGATATTTGAAGATGGTCACAAAATAGGTACAGTACAAGCTGTTAATCGACAATATTTGGTAAAAATAAAAGATCGGCAACAGGAATTAGCTCCTACCGTGGATGTTGTTAAAAACAAATTTAATGTGGAATTTCTCAAATATCAGCCAGCTGTCAATAAGGCCACAATTGTTTCAGACTACCCCACAGTGGGGGCCGTGTACAATCCAGTTTACAATTTGCTGTATCGTATTCCCATGTACACGCAGAAACCGCGAAGCCGTTGTTGGCACGGTGCCGGCTATTATGCTGTAAATATCAATGGGCAATGGCGGGCTGAACTGTGCCCAAAAGTCATCTATTTAACAAGAAACAAATTCTGTGGACCATTCAAAACTCGAGAAGAAGCCGATGCAGTATTCGGTAAGAATACATTGGTGTGACAAGTACGGGGAAATTGCGCCCTGGGACAAAGTATGTATTTGGACACTGGAAACATTTGGACTTCCCGGAGACCGATTCTCCACACACCCAACCGAAGAATATATGGATTTTATATTTTACAACCAACAAGATGCTGAAATTTTTACGCTAAGGTGGATCTAACATGAGTACCGCACATATCCAAAAGTTTTTAGAAAGTGTACAAGTTGCACAACAAACCAATAATCAACGAATTATTTTATCTCTGCCACAAGCACAAAATCTTGCCTACGACATTGGTAGAATATTGTCCATGGCTGTTGACACGCTAGAGCAACAGCAAAATATACAAGTGTCAGTCCTAGGGGGCAGTTTTACAGATAAATAGACTTGTTATCAAACAGTCTATTATCAATGTCAAGACCCAAACCCACAGTATTATTAGAAATCATCGATAAAACTACATATCGATCTGACCAAGTCTTGGAAGCTGAAGGAATTTGGGCCGTATTTTATAATAATCAACCAATCAATTTAAAAACTATGAATGCATTGGTCAACTACCCTGGCCCCAAGTATAGAAAAGTCAGCCACAGTAACCGAGGACATGCGGTTAATTTGGCAAAAAAGTTAAACACTCAATTCAAAACCGATAAATTCACAGTGGTATTGTTAAATCATGGCACCACAGTCTGGCCTAGCCCTTGAGCGGCAGCAACTCGTACAGCAGTATTTTGACGAATCAGCTCAAGCAAAGATTCAAGAAAAATATGAATTTTCCATCCTAGAAGAAAATAAAATTTGGATGTTTCCTCGTTGGGGAGGACCGCGCTCAAATCCCTATAGACTAAGTGCAACGGGGTTGAAAATTTTTAAAGCGTATTCTTCTAGGACCGCACTAGAAGTTCCATTGGTCACCCAGGAGCTCAGTTTCCTGCCAGTACGAATCATGGTGGCCATCTCCCAATCACTGACCGAACCCTACTACGTAGACACTTACCGATTGATCCTATTTGGTGAAAATGACCAAACTTGGGCACTGATGCACGACGTAGATGTACAAAAACTTTATAAGGCTGTTGCATAATGAATGAACCTGACGAAATCATCTTCACCAGCTTGGCCACTGGTGCTGTAGTAGTCAAGCACGGCCAAGAATACCAAGTTTATGCGGGCGATGAGCTGATCGGCACCTTACGCTACAAAGATGCTGCTGTAATGGCCGCCATTGGATTTCGCCACCAAGACGACGTCAAAATTGAAGAAAAACGAGCCAAGACGGCGTAAAAATGTTGGTTTTCTGCAGCAGTTGACAGGCCATTAAATGAGCCGTATAATAGTGACACTTAGCAAATTTTACGGAGAACGCAATGTCTGCAGTAGTTAGCACTAATCGTACAGTTACCCTAGACCAAGCACGGCGCCGTGTGCGTCATTGTTTTGACATCAAACGCCCGGTGTTCCTTTGGGGCCCTCCCGGAGTCGGCAAAAGCGAACTCATCGCTGGAATCACTGCCGAACTAGGCGGCCACATGATTGACCTGCGTATGGCACAGATGGAACCCACAGACATTCGTGGTATTCCATTTTTTAACAAAGAACTGGGAAAAATGGACTGGGCGCCACCAGTAGATTTGCCTGACGAAGAACTGGCTAGCCAGTACCCCATTGTTGTACTGTTCCTAGACGAAATGAACTCGGCTGCCCCTGCTGTTCAAGCAGCCGGCTACCAGCTGATTCTCAATCGTCGAGTTGGCAAGTATGTGTTGCCCAAGAACGTGGTAATGGTAGCTGCTGGCAATCGTGAGAGTGACAAGGGTGTTACTTACCGTATGCCTAGTCCGCTAGCTAACCGTTTTGTGCATTTGGAGATTCGCACCGACTTCCCCAGCTGGGAAACCTGGGCCGTAAACAATAACATCCATCAAGATGTAGTTGGCTACATTACTTTTGCCAAACAAGATCTGCATGATCATGATCCCCGGAGTGCAAGTCGTAGTTTTGCTACTCCACGTAGCTGGACCTTTGTTAGCCAATTCCTGCAAGACACCGAAGCTACCGAAGACGAACTGACCGATTTGATTGCGGGCACTGTAGGCGAAGGCCTTGCGTTGAAGTTTATGGCACATCGCAAGATTTCCAGCAAGATGCCCCAGCCTGCTGATATCCTGGCAGGCAAGGCCACCAAGTTAGACACTAAAGAAATTTCAGCCATGTACAGTTTGGTTACCAGTCTCTGCTACGAACTGCGTGACCGTTTTAACGAATACGGTAACGCCCGGCGTGACAAGTGGAACCGAGAAGTTGACTTCTTCTTCCAGTACATGATGGACAACTTTACTACTGAGGTTGTTATTATGGGCGCCCGTGTTGCTCTTAGCACATACGACTTGCCGCTAGATCATCGCAAACTGACCAGTTTCAAGGCCTTTAGCGAGCGTTACGGTAAGTACATCAGTGCAGTGGCCAACGAGGCCAAGTAAATCACCCCAACAGCAGGAGACACACTATGACTACTACCACTAGTTCAGCCGAGAAGTCAGCACCAAAGATTGTTACTAATCCGCGAGTTGATCGCGAAGTGCGGGAAAAGATTGTTACTGCCCGTATCAGCCTGCTGTTGAAACAACCGTTTTTTGGCAACATGGCAACTCGCATGGAGTTGGTTAATGCTGACGAGTGGCTAGGCACTGCTGCCACTGACGGACGCAGGCTCTACTATAACAGCGAGTTCTTTAAAGACCTCAACGTTAAAGAGATTGAGTTTGTTATTGGACACGAGATCTTGCATGTATGCTATGACCATTTTGGGCGTCGCGAACATCGTGACCCAAGGTTATACAACTGCGCCGCCGACTACTGCGTTAACGCTGACCTAATTGAATCCAAAGTTGGACAACGCTTGCGTAAGACGCCCGGCCTGTATGACAAAAAGTATCAGGGCTGGAGCTCGGAAGAGATTTACGATCATCTCTACGCAAATGCCGAGAAGATCAACATCCAAGACCTGGTTGACCAAATGCTAGACGAACACTTGGACGGTGACGACGAAAATGGTAGTAGTGAAGATGGCCAAGGCGGAAATCGTCCATGTCTCAGCAAAGAACAGCGTGAAGCAATCAAAGACGAGATCAAAGAAGCCATGTTGCAGGCTGCACAAGCATCCGGTGCCGGCAACTTACCAAAAGGTATTGGACGTCTTATCCGAGACCTAACTGAACCTAAACTGAATTGGCGTGAGATACTGCCACAGCAGATTCAAAGCACTATTAAAAGTGACTTCAGCTTTATGCGCCCTAATCGCAAAGGCTGGCACAGTGATGCTATTATGGCTGGTTTGTTGCCCGAAGAAACTATTGACATTTGCGTAGCAGTTGATGCTTCGGGTAGTATGGACGCTATACTAAAAGACATTATGAGCGAGATCAAGGGCATTATGGAGCAGTATACCGAGTTTCGCGTTCAAGTATGGAGTTTTGACACTGAAGTATACAATCACCAAGTGTTTACCGGTGACAACTTGGACGACATTACCGAGTATGAAGTAAAAGGTGGTGGAGGCACCAGCTTTGACGTTAACTGGGAATGGATGAAAGAAAACAACGTCGAGCCCAAGTTGCTGGTGTTCTTTACAGACATGATGACTGGTGACGGGTGGGGTGACGAGAACTACTGCCAAACACTGTGGATTGCTCACAGCGGCGGAGAGCGGATCGAAGCTCCTTGGGGCATTACTGTTCCATATGACGCTCCAAAATAAGTTGGAGTTTAATCCGCTAGACTATCATAATCAGCGGCGGGTAGAAGTGCTTTACCCGCATTTCACTCCTGTGTATTTTGCACTGCAAGTGTCCGACTCCTCCAAGATACTAGATTGGATCTATGAACACACAGATTCAAGATTCTTTTTTGGTCAACGTTACGTGAAGAGCATTGACATTGGGTTTGACTATCTTTATTGTGCAGCCTTTGAAGACGAATCAGATCTAGTGTTTTTTAGTTTGAACTTGATGGATTTAAATTCCAGGTAAAAAAA